CTGCATCGTAGCCTCAATAACATTCTTGACTATCAAGACTTTCTTTCCATCCAGTCTAAATTATCCAACGATGAAATCAGACCACTGGGAATCGGTATCACCAACCTTGCCTACTGGCATGCCAAGCGAAGCCTCAGGTACGGAGAACGAGACAGCTTGGCTGAAGTCAAGGCGTGGATGGAACATCAAGCCTACTACCTAACTGAAGCTAGTGTTGAACTTGCTAAAGAACGTGGACGATGTGAACACAGTGATCAAACACGTTATGGCCGAGGCGTGTTTCCATGGGAACTACGTGCCAAGGGTGTAAATGAATTGACAAACTTTGCTCCTGAACTTGATTGGGAAACTCTACGTGCTCAAATGAAGGAATACGGAGTTCGTAATGCTACACAAATGGCTGTTGCGCCCGTGGAGAGTTCCAGTGTTGTTATTAACAGTACTAATGGTATCGAAATGCCAATGAGTTTAATTTCAACTAAAGAAAGTAAAGCAGGATCGTTTACACAGGTTGTTCCTGAGTACGCTAAACTTAAAAATAAATATCAACTAATGTGGGAACAAAAAGACTGTGACGGATACTTAAAGACAGCGGCTGTGATTGCAGCCTATGTTGATCAAAGTATTAGCACTAACACATTTTACAATCCTGCACATTTTGCGGACCGTAAGGTGCCAACTACATTGATTGCCAAGAACTTGATGCAGGCACACATGTGGGGATTGAAAACATTCTACTACAGTTTGATTAACAAAGCAGGCAGCAAGGCAATTGCTGATGACGCTCCGGCTATGTTAGAACCGATTAACTTTGACAACGAAGAAGACTGCGAAAGCTGTAAATTGTAAATTGGAGATAAAAATGAACTTATACATAAAATACGTTAATAACGAAATAGTAAATCATCCTATTTTAGAAAGCAACTTGTATTATACAATTGTAAATTTTAATCCGGATGCATTGCCCGGTGATTTAAAGAAATTTGAAAGAATCCCTACGCCTAGTCCTAGTGGGCCGTATGTTCGAATTGAAACAACCTATACATTAGGCGATGATGACATAGTACGTGATGTACATTTTGAAGTTGAACTTACCGCCGAAGAAAAGGCAGCAAAGATTGCAACCTTTAAAGCAATTGAACATCCTGCTAGTTGGACATTTGATGAAACAGTCTGTGCATGGGTACCTCCAGTAGCTTACCCAACTGACGGTAAGTATTATACATGGAATGAGGAAACTACTAGCTGGGTAGAAATTACACCAATTACTGAGTAATTGAAATACAATAATGTTAGAAACAATATGTGACATAATGGTAGACGCTTACAAGCGTAATTGGATTACCAGTCGTGATGGCAACGTAAGTATACGTCATCACGACCGTGATCACTTTTACATTACACCTAGCGGTGTGCGTAAACAAACCCTACAGCCTGATCAGTTTAAGAAGATAGGCATTGAGAAAGGTTATTTTGATCAACCTCCTCGTCTGTATCATGTCAGCAAAGAACTACCTTACACTGAAATCAGTGCCAATCTAAAGCCCAGTGGAGAGCTACCACTACACTTTGGCTTACAACGAGAAATGGGACAACATACAGGTGAGGTTCGCGTGGTAGTACACGTTCATCCTACTTACTGTATTGCGGCTATGCATGCCGGGATTGAGTTGAGTACTATTAGCGATGCGTTTCCAGAACTTAATCGTTATACCAAAGTAGCACCCAATGTAGGAGATGTACCTCCTATCAGCCAAGAGCTTGCTGATGAGTGTCATAAGAATTTAAAGTTAGATAAACAAGGTAACATTGCTTACGACATTGTAGGCATTAAAGGCCACGGAGTAGTTGCCATTGATACAACACCATGGCGGGCTTTTGAACACATAGAAAGATTAGAACACATTTGCAAGATAGTACTTGCATCAGGAAAATATTAATGAGTAAAGCACAATATAATTTAAACACAAAGACAGACTATCTTAATCGCAAAATGTTTCTAGATCCAGCAGGTCCGGTTACTATCCAACGCTTTGAAGAAGTTAAATATAAAAAAATAGCAGACTTTGAAGCAACAGCACGTGGCTTCTTTTGGCAACCTGAAGAGATTAGTTTGACTAAAGACAGCAATGACTTTAAAGATGCTAGTGATGCTGTTAAACACATCTTTACCAGCAACTTGTTACGTCAGACAGCACTAGATAGTTTACAAGGTCGTGGCCCAAGCCAAATCTTTATGCCTGTGATATCATTGCCAGAGCTAGAAGCGTTGGTATACAACTGGACATTCTTTGAAACTAATATTCACAGCAAGAGTTACAGCCATATAATCCGCAACATCTACAATGTGCCAAAGGATGTGTTTAATACAATCCATGATACTAAAGAAATTGTGGAAATGGCATCAAGTGTTGGAGAGCACTATGAAAAGTTACACAGAATTAACTGTATGAAAGAAATGGATGGTTCAGTCAACGAGAAGGAACACATCAAAGCAATCTACATGGCACTGCATGCCAGCTATGCACTAGAAGCGTTTCGCTTTATGGTTAGCTTTGCTACAAGTTTGGCCATGGTAGAGAACAAGATCTTTATTGGTAACGGTAACATCATCAGTTTAATTCTACAAGACGAACTGCTACACAAAGGTTGGACGGCTTTCTTAATCAATCAAGTTGTTAAGGAAGATCCTCGCTTTGCTCAAGCTAAGGTTGAGTGTGAAACTGAAGTATATGCCCTCTACATGGATGTAATTCGTGAGGAAAAGGCATGGGCAGACTATTTGTTTAATAAAGGTCCAGTAATTGGTCTTAATGCTAACATCCTTAAAGAGTTTGTTGATTATACAGCAGTAGGAGCATTAAAGGATATAGGTATTAAATATCAAAGTCCTGCGCCAAAGTCTACTCCCATTCCTTGGTTTAACAAGCACAGCGACACAAGTAAGAAACAAACAGCATTGCAAGAGAATGAAAGCACTAATTATGTCATCGGAATTATGGGTGAAGGTATTGACTATGATGCCTTGCCTGTGCTATAATAAGACATCGGAGAAATTATGACAAACCCAGTTATCTTATGGTCAAAGTACCATTGCCCTTATTGCGATCAAGCAAAGGCATTATTAACACAACAAGGTGTTAAATTTGAAGAACGTAAAATCGGAGATGGATATACCAAAGAAGAATTGTTAGAAGCAGTACCAAATGCTCGAACAGTCCCTCAAATTATCATCAATGGAACATCCATTGGTGGATTTACAGAATTAAGAAAATACATTGACGAAACCGGATTCAATGGTACCGGATACTAATAAGGAAATTAAAAATGTTAATTAATAAAGGCGTGGGCATAGGCGAAGTTATCACATTAAAGCTAACCAGCGGTGAAGAACTTATTGCTAAATTGGTAGAAGAAACTGATACCTATTATAAGTTATCAAGAATACAAGTAATTGGTATGGGTCCTAAAGGCCCTGGTCTAATGCCCTACTTGTTTACTGTTAGTCCAGATGCAGATGTTCGTTTGCAAAAGTCCACAGTTACAGTAGCAGAAGCAACTGATGAAGCGTTTGCTAAACAGTTTCTTGAATCAACTACTGGCATTGCCTTAATCTAACATCATGCATAAGTTTGTAATAAAACGTAATGGTGTTTTAGAAACTTACACACAATATGAAGACATACCAGACGACTTTGATCATGTGATTGAGTTCCTTCCACACATCCCAGATGGGCCGCACACAGATGAAGAGCATGATGAATTGGCAAAATGGAATGATCGATTACAAGAATTAATGAGGAAAGAATATGCCCGCAGTAACAAGAATAGGTGATGCAGACGTAGCACATTGTAGTGGAATGACCAGAGCCGTCGGTTCAGGCAATGTATTTGCTAACAGTATTGCTGTTAGTCGCCAAACTGATGTGAACACTGGACATTTGCTTCCAGGTGGAAGCTCTTGCCCGTCACATGCCGCGCCAATTACCACTGGTTCTCCTACTGTTTTTATAAACAACTTAGGCTGTGGTAGAGTGGGAGATGCTATTACTAGTTGTACCAGTGTGGCCGCTGGCTCACCAAACGTATTTGCCAATTCATAATTAATGAAAATTTATCTAGACATGGACGACGTTGTCGCCGATTGGATGGGATATGCTCGTGCATACTTACGTATGGAATGGAAAGAAGGCGAGATGGTTCCAGACGACAAGTGGCGAAGTCTCAGAGATGATCAGCGTATGTACAGCAAACTTCCTTTAAAAGAAGGTGCCCGGAAATTAGTTGACTGGTGTGAACGTTATGTTGGCCGTAACCCAGATACTGAACTTTACTTTTTAAGTGCAATTCCACATAATAACGACATGCCTTGGGCAATTCAAGATAAAGTATTTTGGGCATACAAACATTTTCCAGGTATTCCAGTTTTTCTTGGACCATACAGTCATGACAAATGGGTACGTTGCCAGCCTGGTGACATACTGATTGATGACCGTACAAGTAACTGCGAAGAATGGATTAGGGCCGGTGGACATGCACATATCTATAGAAATTGGCCAGACTGTAAAGTTTGGTTAGAATCACTTCTGCAGACGTCTACAACAACAAACAATAACTAATATAACAAAAGGAGACCATAACATGGCAACAAACAAATATTCAGAATTCACAAAAATCGTTGAGGCAATGGAAGCAGACTTTGAAAAGTTCTACGACAAAGAGGTAGGTGCCGCAGGTACTCGTGTTCGTAAGGCTTGCCAAGATTTGGCTAAGTTGTGCAAAGAAACTCGTAACGATGTTACCGCAGTTAAGAACGAACGTAAGCCAGCGGACAAGAAATAAGTCAACGAAACCCCTGGTAAATACGTTATATACTTACAAGGGGTATAATATGAAAAAACTTTTAACTGTTCTTTTACTAACTGTCAGTGCTACAGCATTTGCTCAACATAATCATGGTTGGAGACATCATGGTCATCGTCCGCATGGTCCTAGCTTCGGCTATTGGCTAGCGCCTGTAGTTATTGGCGGAGTAGTTGGCGCGGCCATTGCTAATAATAATCGTCGTGAAACTGTTGTCATAGAACAACAGCCTATTGTTGTACAACCATTACAACAGAATTGTACAGCATGGAAA